CATGTAGCCAGATTTTGCCGAACCAGTTTCTGCGGGAATCATTTGAACTTTGGTTTTAAAATCGTGAAGAATTGATGACCGGCAGAGTGTATCCTTATCAGGATGCATCCAAGGCATCGTAAATGGATGAACTGGATAATCACCATTATCCGCATAGTAAACATCAAAGATCATAAAGAGATTAATCGGTTCACCATCTTTATTTTGTGTGATGTATTCTCCGTCAAGAATCCATTGACCTGATAAAAGTGGTGTTTTTGCATCTCTTGTTTTATCAATAAACTGAAGACCCGTATGAATAATTTCTAATTTCTGAGTGATTAAATATCCAATCCCATAATCAATGAATAATTCTGCTCTTATACCGTCCGCTTTTTCTGTCACAACGTAACCTGATAAAATTGAATGAGGATTCTCAATATTCAGTTCATTTAATGTCATTGATACTGGTTGTGGTCCCAAAAATTGCACTTTGTCTCGCTGTTGTTCTGTAAGAGTTTTGTATGCTTCTAGGAGAGCCCATTTCTTACGTCTTGAAACGAGGATATTGCCCGTTGTTACGAGAATCAAGATTTGTTGAACGATTGAATTAAATATCGCTATAACCCGATCAATAATCTGAAAATTAGTTCTCAAACTCTTTATTTCTTGCGATTTCATTTTTTGAAGCTGAACTTGCGGTGCCCAAGAAGGCAATCCTTTGTCTCCTCCACCACTCTGCGAGGCTCCAGATGCTTCAGATGATTCAGATTCTGGGTTTTCCTCAGGTTGCGGTTCAAATGAGCCTTCTGTTTTCCCGGAACCAAATTCTTTTGATGTATCTTCCTCTTCCTCTTCAGGTTCAAAGAATGAATATTGTTCTGTGCTTGAAGTATACGTCTCTTCATATTCTTGTAGTTCATCAATTTCGCTAAAAGGAACTTCTAGAACTTCGGGGAGAGATGTAATTTTCTCTTGAAATGGATATACTTCTTGTATCTTTGTGATTTCTTCTTCTGTAAAAGGAGGTTGAATAATGTATCTCACATAATTCGCATGCTTGGGAGCTTTATCATAAGATGCCGTATGATTGACAAGCACGTTGTCAAAGATTAACGCTTTCTCAAATTCCAAGAGCGCGAGATACAAGGGATTTCTATCACAACTAAACCAATATGTTAATAGAACTCTGTCTAAATGACCCGCCCACTTTTTATCTTTATCTTGAACATTTCTGCCACGAGAATGATAAGCACCCTTCAATGATGAAGCTTTAGCATATGGTGTAATAGTTGTTGTTTGCTGTTCAGCACTTGTTACTGTCTCGCCCGACCATTCGGGCCATACAGGGAGTTCCGTATCACTCGTCCCTATGACAGTATCAAGACTTGGTTGGAGCAAATCTTGACTGGTTATCTTTAATTGTTCCGCATATGCTTTTTCATCTTCGTCATCGAATGCCGGAACATGATATTTCTTTGCGAAAGCATCAATCGCACTGTCTCCATCAATCGTTTCAGAACCGATATATTCAATCTCAATCTCAAACGTTTCATTTTGCTTAAGAATCTTTGAACTCATTAAATCCTTGTGCAAATTGTAGGATTTGGTTTTTCTGTTGTAGAGATTTTGTTTAATCGCTGTCAAATCGATGCGAAACAATCCATCCTCCGTAAAGAAGCTGAATCTTTTCTTATAGCGATAATATTTAAGAGAAGTTGGTAGAATTTCTTTCATCGCTGTTGCTTCCTCTGAAGTAGGATGGATCGGTATTTCTTTCTTAAGATTAATCCTGAAATTGTAATCTGTATTTTTAATAGAATCAAAAACCAGACTCTCAAACTTGGGATCATCATAGATTTCTTTTTTCATAAAGGATACGTTTGGTAGACCATCAATGGAATTGCTCTTGCAATATCTGCGAATATTTTCTACTCCCTCAATCGTACACCGAATACTGGAAATACCAGTGCCCTTTTTGACGCTTTCCCAACGTTCATGTTGAGCTGACCAAACTGTTCCCAATTTTGTATAATGAAGTTGAATATCCAATGTCGTAGAGTCTGTTTGACTCTTTAAATTTTGTCTTAGGTAATTGAGAGTATCCGTAAATTGCGTTTTTGATAAACGACCATTGCGAGGATTATCACCATACACAAACTCCAATTCGCATTCAGGATCACTGATGGCGCGTTTCATGTATTCTTTGATATTCATATGTGGCTTCTCTCGCCTACTTGTCGCTAGAACATCCATCTTCTATATGAATGAATAGATTAAATAATGATTTATTATTTAAATAAGGACATAAAAAATCAAATTTAATAAAAAATTTTTTTTGTCTTTTAAAGATATATCTACGATCTATCTACGCATATTTTACGCACTCTCTTCACGACGAATTTCTTCGACGCGCGCAGCAAATGCTTCATCATCATCCAAAAGCATCGGAATACAAGATAATCCTCCATCAAGGATCCTGCAAGTAATCTTGCCATCTGAAACATCCTCATTTCCTCTGTTCAGCTGCGAAACCTTCTCATATACTTCTTCACCAAGTGCCCGCCTCGCAGGGTCATCCTGATAAATAATCGCCAAGAGACAAGTCGACGCTGGAACTGTCTTTGTTTCATCAGAACCAAAGAGTTCCTCACTTATCTCCTTGATACGATCGGGGACAGGAGAAGAAATTCCATCATTATCATCAAAGATGGAATCGTCAAAATCCTCCTCCTCGGAATCTGACTTATTCCATTCAATCCAACACCCATTGCAATACCACTTCCCATCCTCCGGACAAAGCGCACCAACCAACGAAGAATGCTCGATCCCACATTCTTCGCATGTCGCCACAAAGATTCCCTGTGGTTGATGACAAGGGCTTGTAGCCGTAGTAGCAGCAGCTTCAGGGACGTCAACACCGTGTTCCTCCTGGAGTCTCGCAAGCTCCGCCTTTGCTGCTGCTAGTTCCCGATTAAGTTGAAGTCGCCTCTCATTGTGCGCTTGATGAGCGACATTGGTAACAAGACCCTGACGACGAATTTCTTGCGCACGCCTTGCCACTTGGACTTCTTGGACGCAATCAAAGTTGTCCGCAACAATCTGCGAAACCTCCATTGTTCAACGAAGTAAACCAACTTCTGCTTTCTGAAGTTAGTTCAGAATCAAAGTAAAGTTGGTGAGTGTAAAAGTATAGTGAATCAAATTTAATTCATTTAACGCTCTTCCGGCTTGACATATGTGAAAGATTTATGCATCTCTTGAAGATTGCTTAACAAGGTTTCAGCCGCCTTCTTTTCCTTTTCGGCAGTCTTCACTACTCCCTGAACTTTGTCTATTTCAGATTTAATTTTTGACTGAAAGAATTTGAAAATATCCTGTTCTTTCAAGAACACCTTATCAGGCGGAGATTTCGTTACTTTGTCTTTCATTTCATATTCATTCATTGTAAATCCCATCTTAAGAGCATTGCCTCGCATCATTTCATTGAAATTTTTGGATCCCGTGAAATACAAGATCGCAAATGGATATTGTTCGGGAGTCGTATACATAATATCTACACGGCGACACGGCAAATCATCCTTAATTCTTCCGAGACCCATATATTTCTTGTCGCCTAGTGCGAGTTCTGTAACAAGATATTTCATTTCTGTGAGAGCTTCAATGAACTTCACGTATGTGGATTTATCATCAGCCTTAATAAGAAGATCAATATCACCACTGTCAGGCTTCTTTCTTCGATAAGAGCCAGCAATTGTCAGTTCAGCCTTCGGATCTACTTTCTTTAACACTCGCTTCAAAAGTCTTTCATGAAGTTTTATTTCATCATAGGGGATACGCTTCTGAATATCATCAAAATGTTCAAGACCCTTTCTTTGAGTATCATTCAAATATTTCTTCAGGTCTGGTGCTTTTCTTAGATCTTCCACTGTGTTGAATCCGGCGTCAACCAATTTCTTCGCATGTTTCGGACCAACACCATGAATCTTAGCAAATTCTTCATAAGGAGATTTATAATCCTTAATCTTCTCATAATCTTGGAGAGTTCCGGTAGCAAGGATTTCTTGAATTCTTGTAATCGTTCCCTTACCGATACCCTTAATTTGAGATAGACGTTCCGTAGTCAATTCTGCGTCTGAACTCAATTCGCCTAGACCTCTCAATATCTTGTGATAAGTCACAATCTTTTGATTATTGAATGTATCCTTGTAATATTTTAGGAGAGCACTCATGATCTGCTTTACGAGTTGGAGTTTTTCATCCGCTGATTCTGCTTGCGGTTCAAGAGAACCTGATGAATTTTTAGAAGTTCTTTTCTTGGGCTTTTCTGGTGGCGGTGGATCTTTAAGAACGACATCATCTCTGATTCTAAGATATCTCGGATGTCTGGGAATACCCTTATCTGTGAAACCCGAGCATTCAAAAGTAATAATCGTTCCAACAGGATGAGTCTCTTGATAGTTATTGCGAATTTCATCGTCCATACCTGAAAGCGTGAAAATCTTGCTCGGATCAGGATCCACGCTCATATAAGTATCATGATTAATGAGCGGTTGACATACAAAACTCCCAAGGAGACCTGTATACTTACCATCACCAAGTTTGTAATCAATAATCATCGCTTCACGATCGAATGCGGGTTTGTATTTCTGCATATAAGAAGATCTCTTGCCTTCATAAGGAGATTCAGGGTGCTTCAGCATAATGCCTTCCGCGCCCTGCTTCAAAAGACCTTCATACAATTGTTTCATCTGTTCAAGAGAAGTAATTGTATGCTGTTCGGTAAGTACGACACGACATCTCTTATCTACTGTTTCAGGAAAATCGATCTTGGCTGCTTTCTTTGACCAATCTTTTGAATGCTTGTCTGTAATTGATTCAAGATCCTTCAGTCTTTGGCTAAAATGTCCTTCTCCATTTACAATATCATAGACATGATATTCAATCTTGTTCCATTCCTTCGCCCACGCATCCATTTTCTCCTGATGATCTTTTTCCCACTTTTGAACCTTCTTTTCATAGGCTGCCGTCTTCTTTGCATCCTTGGTTTTCGTGCGCATGACAGGCTTCTTCTTTTGCTGAGGAACCTTCTTACGGACAACACCCATCATCTGAAAATTCTCTTTTCCTGCCCACAGTTCTCCATCAAGGATTCTATCACCCAAGATCTTATAGGAAGGCATCGCATCCAAAAACCATTGAGGAGGTGTAAATTCGTTGCCTTGACGCGAATAAAATTTTGGTGTAACAACGCCAGCAAGCACCAAATATCTGAAAAGCGCTCTGTATCCATCAAACTTCTCGGACGCCTTCCATCCTAGAGGGGGTTCCGCGAATCCAGTTGTATCATTCTTAATCGCTTTCCCCGGTTCAAACTCTTTCGCGAGCATTACAGGAATATCACTCATCTTAATCTTATTTATAATGAATGATAATGTTTTTAAATCAAATTTATTGATTCTCTGTATATTGGTTTAAAAAAGAAGAATGAATTCTTATTCATAGTACATGGATATTAATATCACGAAATTATCAGATAAAGAAATTGCTGGTATCTGCGTGAAATACAATATTATTCAACCCAATGAACTTAGAAACTATACACGTGAAAATGTAATTCAAGAAATTCAGAAATGGTGTCATTACAAAAAAGAATCTTATCGTAAAAGATCAAACTCCTCTCCGAATATCATGATGAATCAACAAAATCAACAAAAGACAATTCATCAATCAAACAATTCAGGTGGCGGCTTGAAAAGAACAAATTCAGCTCCCTTGAATATCCAAAAAGTGCACTCCGTAAATTCTCCACCGCAGTCTACGGCACAATATCAGAGAGACAGAAGAATGTCAGAACCTTTTACGGCACAAGAGAAGGTCATAGCTCAAGCAGATCATCAAGCAAAGCAAGTGTACAATCAGGGACAAGCACAAGTTCAGCAACAACTGGCGCAACAACAGCAACAACAACAAGCAAATATGGATCAATATGATGAATTGGGTATGTATCCAGCTGTAAGAAGGTTAATTGCGATGGGTGATTTACACGGTGATCTCCGCGTAACACTAATCGCCCTACGTTTAGCAAAAGTGATTCCTCAGCATATTTTTCCTTACAATGTTCATGAAATAAGTTGGTGTGGTGGAGATACATGGGTAATTCAATGTGGTGATCAGATTGATAGATGTCGCCCTGATAATTGGAAGAAAAATTGCATTGAAGATTTAGATGATGTTGTTGAAGATGAAGGCAACAATATGATGATCATCCAAATTTTTCAGAAGTTAGACGCGATGGCGAAAAAGGTGGGTGGTCGTGTCTTAGGAATGCTTGGAAATCATGAATTAATGAATGTTGATAGAGATTTCAGATATGTTTCACCTCAAGAATTTCTTGAATTTGTTCCTCCTAATGAAAGAAACAGGAAATATACTGATGATGGATATCCTTATGGTTATTATCATCGTCTGAAAGTTTTTGAAAGAGGCGGAAACATTGCGAAACATTATGCTCTTCAAAAGAAATCTGTGACAATGATAGGTAAGAATCTTTTTATTCATGGTGGATTAAGTCACGCACTCGTCTCCAAATATTCAATTCATGAAATAAATCAGGTGGTTAAAAAATGGTTGTTAAAGCAAACAAATTCCAAGGAAGATAAAATTTTTGATGAGATATTCAGGGATGATGATGATATGTCTCCATTTTGGTGTCGTTTGTATTCAGAGGATGATGGCCACGGTGAAAATACGGAAAAGGGATTCAATGAATTAATGAGAATTATTAATTCTCGCAATAAAACTCTCCAAACTATTGAGAGAATGGTTGTCGCTCATACTCCTCAATTCATGGATGATAAATATATGAATTCAATTTACGGAGAACGACTGTGGAGAATTGATGTTGGGATGAGCAGAGCATTCGGAAAGCATGATAATTGCGGTGAAAATAAATATCGTCAAATACAAGTTTTAGAAATATTAAACGATCAAGTATGTAATAAATTAATGGCTCCTTATCAAGGAAGATTACCAACAGAGGGTATGGGAAAAAATGCGAGTTTAGAAGCTGGATACTTAGCGTAAATCTCACTTCTTCTTGGTTCTTCTTCGCTTGGATGGTTTTCTTTGCTTGGATTGTTTTCTCTTCTTGGATTTCCTTCTCTTGGATTTTCTTCTTCTCTTGGATTTTTTCCTACCGCCTCCACTAGGGGCCTGCGCCTTGAGCTCCTTGAGCGCGGCGGTTAGATCAGCCACGCGAGATTTCATAGCGGCAAGCGCCTTTGCGTCTTTCTCCCCATCCTTCGCTCGTTGCGCCCTCGCGTGCGCAAGCGCATCAAGCTCCGTATTCATCCGCGCTATATTCTCT